AAAGATGCTGGAACCGCACCGGCCACTGCCTTCATGTCATCCTGTAAACCTTGAAGCGTTTCACCTGTCGCACCAGTGCTTACTCGAATGTTGTCGTATGCCTCGTCGAAGGTTTCACCCAACTTGTAGAGTGCTGCGCCAGCGACAGCACCAAGCGCAACGGCACCAAGCACCACCACTTTCGACATATCGCCTAAGCGTGCGGAAAACGATTGAGTCGCCGCTTCGCCTGAACGCAATCCGGCTACGAATTCCTTAGTGTCTGCTCGCAGTTTCGCTGTTATGTCGAATGATGCTGCCATTGGGTTTCACCTCCTAGCGTTTCTTTGTTCTTCATTGCGGAGATGCCACAACGCTGCCCATTCGGTTATTTCAGCAGATGAGATCGGCTTGTGCGCTGGAGAACCATCCAACAGTTCTTCAACGGTTCTGCCTAACTTCTCCGCTAACTCGAAGAGGAATCGTCGTCCTCCGTCGAGGGCAAGTCTTTTCCCGCAACTTCAATCGCGTCAGGAGTCATTCCTGAGATACGCATCGCTGCGAGAGCGATGAGTTCGAGCGGTCCAGCAGACTTAGAAAGCAGAAGATCACGATCATCTTGCGTGAAGATTTGCTCACCTGTTTCGGGATCGAAAGCACACAGGATCACCATGTCAGGGTAAAGAGTTTCCATGTCCAACTGACCGTCATTATCCGTGGCGGTCTTGATGAGACGCGTGCGAGCGCGTCCCGTCATTGAACGAACTTCAATACTGACACCCCAAACTGGGACTTCAATGATCTCGTGTTCAATGTCATCAGCGTTGATGATTTGATCTCGAATGGACACTGGGTCACTTCCTTTGCGTTGTGGTCAAAGACCGTTGTTTAGTAAGTACCGCGCGTGACTGCTCCGGTGACCTGAAAGTCACAGGAGAAAGAAACGACATCGCCAACCGGCGAAGAGAGATCGTACTTCGTCATGATCGCTTCTCCGGTGAACTTGACGTAACCAGCGGTCGATCCAGCGGGACCATATTCAAACGAGACGGTTGCGTCTTGTCCGAAGATGCCGGCGAGAACAGTGTCAGCGGTTGCGTGATAGCGACCGGAGATTGAAATCGTTGAATCGTTAAGTCCAGTGATGTACGTCTTACTCCCACTGGCTACACCGAACGTGGTGGTTTCAGCAGTCTCGATTGAACGAGGAAGTGAAACGTCCGTGAGATAGGCCGAGATGTCGGTGAGTGTTCCACCTGAATTATCGACCTTGAATACTGCATTCTTTCCGTGACGAAATGCCATGTTCGATCCTCCTGTGGATCAGTAACGCCGACCGAAGGCTACGGCGATAGTTGCGGAGCCGGTCGTGCCGGCGACAGTGTATGACACTCGAAGGTATCGGTTCACTGTGGTTCCCGATGCGACGGACAGTCGCTCGGAAGTCTTTGTCGTGGTTGATACGACGGAGAAAGTTGCGAGATCCACGAACGTCACGTTGTCAGCGGAGTGCTGAACCTTGACCGTGATATTTCCGTTCCTCGTGTTAGACGTAACATGAAGTGTGGCGATACCGCCATTCGTGGATGCTGCTGCTCCATCCACTGAAGTTCCGTCAGACGTTGAAGAGATTGAATCAGAGGCAGCGAGAACGACACCATGCAACGATTCCCCGTCTGATTGAAGATCGAGCGCAGTTGACACAACATCAGCGACTGGAGAAGTTATGTCGTACTTCGTTTCAATGGATTGTCCCAGCAGGCAGCGACGGCCAACTACGAGTCCACCGTCCTGAGCGATCGTGAACACGATGTCGGCATCAGAACCGAGAGCCGTTGTGATCACGTCATCCGCAGCACCAGTGTCATCATCAAACAAACCGGTGAGAGAAACCGTCGAATCGTTCAGACCGGTGACATACGTCTTCGATCCGTTCGCTGCTCCGTAGGTTGTTGTCTCAGCAGTCTCAACCGAAGATGAAATGCTTGTATCCCTGAAATACGTTGAAAGATCCGTGGATCCGATGAGGATACGCGTACCTTTGCCGTGACGGAAAGACATTAGGATCCCACCTCAGTCTCGTTTGTTTCTTTCGTGGAAGGAGTCGTGACGACCTCAATGTATCCCTGCTCACGAAGCCACTTCACGGAGTCACGGGAAATGTCATCGACGATATCGCCGACTTCCGCACGCTTCGTCTTGTAACTAAGACCGGCATCGCCGGTCGGTCCGCCAGTCACACGGTATTTCGGCATCGGACCTCACTTAAGGCATGGATCGACCCCGAACCGCAACAGATCCACAGGGGACACGGAGTCGACGGACAGGGTCACAGGGACACGAACGATGAGCAGATACTAACACCAGCCTGATTGATTGGATACGGCAATCACTCGGAGTTAGTTGCTTTGCAGCGAGTACAACGGATACGCCACGGACGAGTCACGGTTTCAGCAAGCAACCTTCCGCATCGCCAACATCGAGGTTGGTCATCCGCATTGTTGCCACGTCCATACGGATCACGTTCCGGTGCCGCTTCCGTGGTCATACCACTTCTTCGCCGCAATCAGGACAAAGGTAAATCGGCATACGATCGCCAAGTGTTGATATCTCGATTGCGTCTGCGTGGGAACAACCGATAACAGTAACTTCCTCTTCCACTTCCGTTTCCTGAACGGATTCAGCAAGTAACTCAGAGAGAAGCAGGCGTGTCGCTTCAAGGCTGGTGGCCGCAGCATTGAAGGAAGCGATCAACGCTCGAAGGAGTGCTTCATCAGCCATGAGTAACCGCAAAGTTCATGACTATCCGAGGACGATCATTGTCGTCATAGCCCAGTGGGATAGGTCTGCCGATCTGCTCGATACGCAGAAGACGAATTCCGGAAACGGTTGTTTCAATGACGGACTCGAGCGCAGTGATCGTGGACGTGATCTTCGTTCTCGGTGTTTCATAATCCTCACGCACGCCGCGTGCGGAAACTTGAATGTTCGTGATATTCAACTGTGCGCCGACCGTTGATCCTTGCGTGTAAATCACTGATCCAGCACCGGATTCATAGACAGTAACGCAAGCATCCGGCGTATCCGGCATACGGGACAGGAACAAGTTAGTCCCAGCAGTACCGATGCCGGCTGTCTGTAGAACGGAACCTATCGCATCAAGAATTTCACTCATGATTCACTCTCACCAGAATCGGGACTTCCTGTCGTGGGTGCGCTTTCTTCTTTGCCTTCTGCGGCACGCTGGAGATAAGGAGCGAGACGCTCATCCATGCCGTTCAACGCTTCCGTGAAAGGTATCTCCAAGAATTTCGCACTCTTGTTCTTCTTATGTTTCGCTTCCATGTTCTCGTGAACGTACAGAGCGTATGACGCTGCCGCTCCACCGTATCCGATGAACACTTCACCGTTCGTTGGTCCCTCGATAACTCCGGATCCTTTCAACGTTCCGAACTTCACTGGAACCAACTTCTGAGACGCTCTGAAGATTTGTAGACCTTCCGCATACAACGCTTTATCTAACGCTGAAGGAACTTCCTCCGTCAGTGCTTGCAACTTACTGAACACCGAAGAGACACCGGAAACAGAGAAGTCCACGAGATCACTTCCCGTAATGGATGCACGTATGGTGGGAACCGCGCTCATCAGCGAACCGGTCCACAGCCAAGATCGGAGGTGAACTCCCATCAGGAAGAACAAGTTTCGTGTTCAATGTCAACGTCGGCGCACCCGGAACGTAGACCTTCCCTACCGCAACGGTTTCCTGTCCGTTCAGATCCAAGACTTTATGTGATCCGTTCTGCACTCGACAGTTCGTAACGGATGTCGGTGTACCCCAAGTACGTTTGCCGTACGCGTCTTTACTGCTCACCGCTGCGAGCGTGATCGTGTCAACCATCAGTTCAGTCAGCAATGATTCGATGCTCATAACGTGAACTTGTCCAGTAGTCCGATAGTGAATTCAGCACCGAGCGCACCGGAGTTAGCCACTGGGACTGGTGGCAAAGTGATACCGGAAGATAGACCCTGAAGATGATCGGCGAGATGGTGATACTGAGTGGACTTCTGTGACATGGATTCAGACAGATTCAAGTCTCCGATCCCACGCGCTTGATCGGACTGGCGTGAGAACTTCGCTGCGATCGCTCGAGCCGCACCTACCGCTGCGAGAGGTGCTTCCGTATACAGATCAATGAGATATGCGATCTCTTCATCGGTAATGAGTTGATCCGTTGTATCCGTGTCAGCGACGAGGAAACGAACAGCATCACGATCGCTGGAAGCGGGATTTCCAGAATAAGTCCATGTCATATTACTTCTCCTTCAGGTGTCCATAGTGTGCCACGAGAGAACGCTGGACGGTTATCTAACTCAGGATGTGTCTCCGTGAACTCACGCAAAGTCAACGCGTGCCAAGCGACAGCATCTA